CATTATTACAATTAATGGGTGTTGTGGTCGGAGCAGGACAAAGATTTGCAGCGATAGCAGACATGCAGGTAGGAGACGCTAATCAACAGGCAGCCGTTGGAACCACAGTCGCTCTTCTTGAAAGAGGCTCACGAGTAATGTCAGCGATTCATAAAAGACTATATTCTGCTATGAGAACAGAATTTAAATTATTAGCAAAAGTATTTAAAACTTATCTACCACCGGTTTACCCATATGATGTGGTGGGAGCTACAAGAGAAATCAAACAACAAGATTTTGATGAGAGAATTGACATACTGCCAGTTGCAGATCCAAACATATTTTCAATGGCGCAGAGAATCTCAATGGCACAGACAGAACTACAACTCGCAACATCAAACCCACAGATACACAACTTGTATTTTGCTTACAGACAGATGTATGAGGCACTGGGTATAAAAAATATTGATGCGGTTTTACCTCCACCGGCACCTATGCAGCCGATGGACCCGGCATTAGAACATATAAATGCTTTGGGTGGCAAACCTTTTCAAGCTTTTCGTGGTCAAGACCACAGAGCGCACGTGACAGCTCACTTAAATTTTATGTCGACTAACATAGTAAGGAATAATCCACCTGTCATGGCCTCAATACAAAAAAATATTCTTGAACATATTAGTCTAATGGCACAAGAACAGGTAGAATTGGAGTTTGCAGAGACACTACAACAGGCACAACAGCTTCAAATGATGGCACAACAAGATCCGATGGCCCAACAACAGCTACAAAAAATCTCTCAAGACATAGAAGCAAGAAAATCTGTGTTGATTGCAGAGCTAACAGCTGATTTTGCAAAGGAAGAGAAGGAAATTACATCACAATTTGATGCAGATCCTCTTCTAAAACTAAAATCACGTGAGGTTGACCTTAGAGCTATGGAAAATCAACGTAAAAAAGAGGCAGATCAGGCAAATCAAGACCTAAATAGAGCAAAATTAATGCAAGCAGGCAAAATTGCTGAAAATAAACTTGAACAGAACGAAGATTTGGCAAAATTACGTGCTGGAGTTAGTCTTGCGAAGACCGGAGTGCAACAAGCACAGGTCATGGTAGAGGATAACTAATGCCATTAAACAAAAAAGGTAAAAAAATCATGAAATCCATGAAAGAACAGTATGGAAAAAAGAAGGGTGAAAAGATATTCTATGCATCTAAGAACAAAGGTGTTATAAAAGGAGTAAAAAAAGGTAAATAACTATGATGAACTATAAAAAACAGAAAATAGTTAAGGTTCCTGAGCAGAGTATAGAGGTAGATCCTAGATCTAAAACTACTGCAGATGGTGCTTTTAATTATATTGCTACAGGAAAACCTGAGATGCCAGTTGGTGGTCAGAAAAGAATGTTAGCAGAGAAAAGAAGAAACTCTAAAGCTTACTAATATGTGGTTATCGGCGATTAAATTGGCCGTCTCTGCTGGTAGTAAGATTTATGAGAACAAGCAGAAGACGAAGATGGCAATGTCTGAAGCACAACTCATGCATGCCTCTAAGATGGCCCGAGGTGAGGAGGCTTACCAGGGAAAATTGCTAGAGGCCCGACAGTCAGACTGGAAGGACGAGGCCGTTCTCATAATTCTCAGTTTGCCCGTGTTGGTGCTCGCCTGGGCAGTGATATCGGATGATCCGACTGCTATGGACAAGGTAAAATTGTTCTTCGATATGTTCTCGCAGCTCCCGTCATGGTTCACAAATCTCTGGATACTTGTCGTTGCGTCGATTTATGGTATAAAGGGTACACAAATTTTTAGAAACGGAGGAAAAAAATAATGGCAAATCCAAGATATAATAAGCAAGTCACAAATAGACGAGGTGCTATGGGTGGCGGCATGATGAAAAAACCTATGATGAAAAAAGGTGGTGACGTCAAAAAAATAGAAAAAACTTTTAAGCCTAAAACAAACTTAAAAAAAGTTGATGCTAAAAAAAATCCAGGTCTAGCTAAATTACCACCTAGAGTTAGAAACAAAATGGGATTTATGAAAAAAGGCGGAGCGGTTAAATAATGGCTGGTCCAGGTTTATACGCAAACATACACGCTAAAAGAAAACGTGGCGGTAAGATGCGTAAGAAAGGTGCTAAAGGTGCACCGACTGCAGCAAATTTTAAAAGAGCTGCACAAACAGTAAGGAAAAAATAATGACTAAACTATGTCCTAGAGGTAAAGCCGCAGCAAAGAGAAAATTTGCAGTTTACCCGTCGGCATACGCTAATGCCTACGCTTCTAAAATTTGTGCTGGTAAAATTAAAGATCCCTCTGGAGTAAAACGAAAAGATTTTAAAGGACCTAAACCTAGCAAAGCTATGGGTGGTAGAATAATGAAAGCAGGTGGCGGAGTCGCTGAAGCTGCTGAAAAATTAAGAAGACAAGGTCTACGTATGGGTGGTGCAGTTTGCAAGATAGCCAAAAGAGGAATGAATAGGGACGCTATCGGAAAGAATTCTTAATGCCATGGCTGGTCTAAAAAAATGGTTTGACCAAAAATGGGTGGACATCGGTTCCAAGAAAAAAGGCGGTGGACATAAACCTTGTGGAAGAAAATCTGCAAGTGGATCAAAACGTAAATATCCAAAATGTGTTCCAGCAGCAAAAGCTGCAAGAATGACAGATTCACAAAAACGTTCTGCTGTTGCAAGAAAGAGAGCAGCTGGTAATCCAGGTGGTAAACCAACAAATGTTGCCACATTTGCAAAAAGAAAAAAAGCAATGGGTGGTGGTTTTATGGCTAAAAGACAAAGAATGGGAATGATGTAATGAGAAAAGATTATTCAAAAGGCACTATGCCAGCCAGAAACAAAAAAAATTTCAGACCTACAAAGTCTGGAGCAGGTATGACACGAGCCGGTGTCAAAGCATACCGAAGATTAAATCCCGGCTCTAAATTAAAAACAGCGGTCACTGGCAAAGTCAAACCAGGATCAAAAGCTGCTAAACGACGTAAATCATTCTGCGCAAGAAGCGCCGGACAAATGAAAAAATTTCCAAAAGCTGCTAAAGATCCTAATTCTAGACTACGTCAGGCTAGAAGAAGATGGAAATGCTAAAGGCAAAAACTAAAAAATTTAACGGT